TGAGTATTGCTGCATCAAGAATTACTGTACCTCAACCATTCTATCCTTACATTAAGTATATAGAAGAGCGTACTAAAAAAGAGTTTCCATCGGATCTCTATTTTACAATTGATGAAGTAAGACAACAAGATAGAATTTTAATTGATAAATTTTCAACTTCAAATTTTGACTTTAGTAAATTAAACTTAGACTTATTAATTAAGGCTTCGATTAAAGCTACTCAAGAACTTGGAATTTGTGATAAAAAACACGTTCCGATTTCCGTGAAAGAGTCTGCCGAATCTTTTCCTAATAACACTTCTTCTGGTTTTCCTATCTTTAAGAGAAAGGATAATTTTACTTCCAGAGAAGATGCTATTTCTTGGACAAAGAAACAATTGGAGAAAGGAAATTTAAAAGAATTTCTTAGCCAACCTACTGCTGTATTTCACAGATTTCAGTATAAAGCTAAGATAATTGGAAAAAAGACAGAACTTTCTAAGAAAATAAGACCTGTATGGGGTGTCTCATATAGAATTCTTACTTTTGAGGGTATGTTCTTCAGAAGCATTGTTGATTCGGTTACTGAATCTCAATTACGTCTTTCTAATCCAATTTCCCCAACAGGAAGAACTAAAAAACAAATATCAGATTCTGTAATTAAGAATTTAAGAACTTATAAAAGTAATATAGTCTCAGTCGATTATAGTCTTTTTGATTCTTACGTTCCATCGTTCATGTGGTCGTTGTTCTACTCTAATGTCGAGCAGTGTATTGAATTTCGTGGTTACAATTCTAATAGCCTTGATAACTTAATGGTTTTCCATTGCTTTACCCCGTATTGCTGGAATTCTACTATATTAAAGTTTCAGCGCCGTGGCGTTCCTTCAGGATGTCTAATTACTAACTTATTTGATACTTGGGTTAACAGAGTTATTATAAATTATGCTTTTCTTGAGTATAATAAAAATAGTGAAGTCTATCCTAATAGCAGAGCATGCTGTCTAGGAGATGATTTAATATTTGTTGAACAAGACATTACTTATAGTCATTTTTTAAATGTTACTAAACGTTTTGGCATGGTTTTACAAATAGAGAAGTCTTCTATATATAAATACAATGAACCATTAACCTTTATTGGTTATAATTGGGACATTGAAGACAGACCTACTCAGAGTATCGAATGGTATATTGCACATTTATGTATGCCATCTAGGTTCTTCAGGAATTATCCTTTTCCTGTTTCAGTCTTACAAACTTACCGTGGAATATCTATATGTATGTCCCTCTTTGGAGGTATGAACATGTTTGAATATTTGGTCGGTTGGGCTGACACCGTTTATATTGAATTAAAACACAAATATAATAATCAAGAGGATCCTTTAATAACGTATGTTGGTGAGGACATGAGATACTATGGACTCAGAATACCAATGTCAGTTATTTTTAACGAAGGTTGGGAATCTTTGTAATTAAAATTTAACCGTG